CTATTCCTTCCTCCCCTTGAATATAAGACCTTTTCTTAGGATGCTTTCTATTATGTCCCATAAGTATATTTGCTATATGATATTGTTTTAACTTTGGGAATATCCTTTGGCACATTAACATAAAAGCAGTATCCTCATGAACAAAAAATATACTATTAGGTATGTTGACACCTGATTTTACTAATTCAGATGATATAACTAATCCACATCCATTAAATTTTAAAGGACTAATATTAAGTATTTCAAATTTACTTTCCTCATCGTTAATATTATTCAATTCATCTAATGTTATAGTATGCCGAACAGACCACCAATTCTCAGTGTCTCCCTCTATGAATGGTTTATCTGTTACTTTACGATGTTCTAATGGTTTCCATGAATCATCCCACATTTTAGTTATTCCAAATGTGGCAACATATTTTGATTCAGTTTGTTCTGATGCATGTAATCCATCTATAGCTATTAAGTATTCTTTGGGAAATATCATATCAGTTTCCCCCCAAACTAATATATCAGTTATTGTAGAAAACACTGTATTAAAATCTCTCCTGTAATCTGCTACAGTTCTTACTCTATCTACAACATTTATATAAACATTTATATCAGGAATATTTTGAGATATTTCTGATGATATAGTGTTTTTAATTTGAGTAACTATATCAGATATCCTTACATCATTTATAGGTTTCTCTAGCATTGTTCCTGAATGTATCTCAAAATCTAAGTATATAGTTTCTACACCATAATCTTTATTATATGTACCTCTATACTTTGAATAATACTTTATAGCTTCTACCAAACTTTTTAAGTATTCAGAAACTATTTCAACTTCATACCATTGTATTAAAGTTCCTATAGCTATCTTAGGCTTTTCTTTTGTCTTCAACTTCATCATACTACTTTTTATTTATAACCCAAAAATTATTTTCTGCTAATTGAACATCTAAATCATTTTCATAAGAATACCTATCTACAGCTTTTTTTACGCCTTCCCAACTTTTATAATCATCCCCGAAGATTACTCCATTAGTATTTAATATTTCCATATAATGTTTAATATCATTGTACACATCAAATTCATCATGAGATGCATCTATGTATATCATATCTGCTTTTATATTTTGTGATTTAAAATATAAATATCCTATGTAGGATGTATTTGGAAATGGTATTATGATATCCTCTACTTTTCTATGAACTACATTACTTAAAAATTGATAATATATATTAGGATATCCATTCTTTAGTAACAAATCTCTTTCAGGAGTGCTTTTGTGAGAACTCCAAAATTCTATAGCACCTAACCAAGTATCAACACAATATATCTTTGTGGATTTATTGGTATGTTTTATATGCTCTGCCATTGTAATTGCAGACAGTCCTTTCCAAGTTCCAACTTCTATAATTACTTTTGGATTAACAGCGTCTATAAGTTGTTTAAATACCTTACTATTTCCATTCCAACCCTGTAAATCTTCAGGAAGTAATTCTAAATTGTTGTAAATACTTTTGTTAATTTCGTTCATTATTATATATTTAGTTCGTACTCTTCTTTGGGTTTCCAATTTGATTTCATCTTGTAAAAATCTATATCGGGAAAATATTCTGTGATTCTTCTTACATTGCTATCGTATATGTTGTTAGAATCTATTACCTTTCTTTGACTCTTATTAAAATTTCCTATGCTATCTGATTTGAGTAATGAATCCTCCTCATCTATCAATCTTTTTTTTAATTTCTGTATGTTATATTCAGCACTTGAGCTGCCTCTATAAGAAAGTATTTTCTCTTTAATACTATATATGTAACTTTGTTTATATGCTCCTATATTCATACTTCTATTTTCAGAAGTTAATCTAATAGTATCTGTATTGAAGTTATTATTTTTTATACTATCATAGAATTTACTACCTACTCTACAAGTATCATGGCATAAAAACCAATAGTCTGCTTTAGTAGTCAAATCTATTACTGATATTAAACCTGTAAAATCTATAGAATTATGTGATGCTTTATATAGGTTTATATTATATTCATTAGGTATACTTTCATATACATCATACCCTCCTACAAAAAAATATATATCATTATTTGGAATACCTGAATCTAGTAGACTTGGTACTAGTACATTTAAAGTCTTATCATAAAAATTCTTATGTGAACTTATTGTAAATTTAAGATTAACGTTCATAGTGTTTTCTTGCTTTTTTCCAACTTCGCAACTTTTTATGATGAATCCAACAATCTCCTATAATATCTGCATCTGTATTATATTTTGAATTCCAAAGCCATAACATTAACTCTTGACCTGCCCAATCATCAATGTAATCCCCATTATCAAATATGTGATTTATAAATAATTTATTATCAACAGATTTATGTTTCCAAAATCCTGATGTGAAAGACATGAAAAAACCATTTATAGATTTTACAGTAAGTCTAAACCCTTCTTTAATACCATCTGATTTCTGCTCAATCCATGCATCATGCATACCATCTGTTATTGGTACATATATTTTATTATCATCTATAGTATTTAAAGCTAATACCTCTAATGAATCATTAAGTATTATATCGTCATTGAATCCCATTATGATTTCAGCACCTTTATCTATAGCATACTTACATACAGTATTCCAAGCTCCTGTGATACCTCCATTAGCTTCTTGACTATCTATTCTTATATAATCACATTCTGTTTTATCTACGAAATCAAAATCACAGGTAGATTCATTATCTAGTATGACTAAATTCATTTTGAATTTGCAATCCTTCCAAGATTGATAAAATTCTTTAGCTATTTCATATCCCTCAGTTCTAAGATGTGAGTGATGAAATACTACACAAATAAATGTGTTTGTCTGTCTTCCCATTCGTACCATTTTTTTGCAAATATATTTCTTGATTCAGTGACTAATTTTCTAAAATTAGAATTATCAGTTTTAGATTTCTCTGAAAATGTTATTGAATTATGAATCCATCTATGATTTTCTGTACAAGATTCAACAAATAGATTATTGTATCCTGAGTCATGGGCTCTATAACAAAAATCTTGACTCTCCTTATCTCCAAAATATGAGGTATCAAATAATCCAATGCTATCAAACATAGACATCTTAAAGAACATGATACCATCAGCCCACAATACTTTATGGATATCCATTCCATAATACATACCTAATCTTTTATTGAATCTATTAAAATTAGAATGTTTAGTTATACCTACAACGCCAACATTTAGATTAACATCATTGCATAGGTTCTTTATAGAATTTATACTATCCTTTGTTATATGTACATCTGATTGTAAAAAGCAAAAATACTCTTCTGAATGATTTAATCTATATCCTTTATTTATAGCTTCACTTATAGAATACTGTACTCCTGATACATATTTCTCTATATTATCTAGTGTAGGTTCGTAGTTACTGAAATTTTCATCCTCTACGTTAGATATAAATAAAAATCTTGACTCAGGAAAATTTTTAGCGCAATTCTCCAAATTAAGTATTTCGTATAAAGGTCTATTCATTATAGTCGGAACTACGAATAGTATATCTGAATTATCCATTATAGTTATGTTTTACTAAATCGCATACATGTGTTACTTGAGTTTCGTTTTAAAACTCAAAAATAATTTTTACAAAACACATAAATTTTATAGTAATCTATGTTTTTTTACCGCAGAACCATCCCAAATACAACCTGAATTAATATCAATTGAATATATCCATTCATATTCTTTTGATTTTCGGTGTAAATCTCTAACATTTAAATCTTCATAATTTGGAAATTCTATACCTTTATATTTTTTGGAAACTAAATCCCAATCTATGTTATATGGATAATTTGTGTTTGTGCTATATTGTCTTGTGAAATCTATGTATGAATCTTCAGTGTTCAAAGTAAGAATTTTACTCGTATCTAAATATAATTTATAAATATAGACATCACTCTTCATTACATCTTTCAATGATGTGTTATCCTTAGCATCCCAAGTAACACCATACTTCTTGAAATTAATCCAATTACTTCCAAAACCATACCATAGTCCACTAGGTTTTCCAAGTACATCTTTGTTTTTACTTTTAATTTCAATATTTTGAATAGGTGTTTTACTAAGGTGAACCCTTTCATTTTTACCTAACACCAACCTTTCGTTCAATAACTCTCTTGTTATTGTTGTTAAAAATCTTCTTAATTTCATCTGTATTTTATTTTTACTATATATATATAATTTAAAAAAAATCCATCTTAAAATTATATTTCGTTATTATCCATTATAGTTATGTTTTACTAAATCCCATACATGTTTTACTCTCTCAGTTCTACTCTCTATGTCAAATCCTGTAAAGTGCCATATGTTCCCATACTTTATCATATGTAGTTCATCTGAATGCAATTGGGTATTGCTCTTAAACCAACCTTTAGAAAACATTCCTAGAATATTCCAACTTCCATCCAAAAATTTTATATTGACATTATTTTTTGCGAGATGGAAATTTAATATAGTTTGCTCTCGTCCTCCCCCCTTATCCCAATTATCTAACTCCGTTCTATTTTCTAAATAGAAATTAAATATTTCTTCGAATAAAGGTAAGTATAGTTTATGGAAAAACATAACACCCGTATTACCATAATTTGTAATGTCTAGTGGAACTCCTTTAAAAAATTTACCGTAATTCTTTATGCTGTCATATACCCAAGCCCAATTAACTAAATCTCTAACCATGCAGAAATCTTCTTCGAACATATCAAATACATTAGGTGCATCCCATTTTATCATAGTATCGGCATCAACTATACCAATCTTATCATAACCTACTCCATGTTCGAATATAAGTTCTTTATTCCACACAACTCTACCACATCGTTCATCATTAGTTTTGATTACTTTAAGGTCACAGTTATTCTTCTTACACCAATACTCCCAACTTTTTATACAATATTTTGAGTATTCATTATGGTCAATCTTAGCAGAGTCAACTGTTATGCTGATTATATATATTAAATTCTTAGCCATAGTACATATTAAATAATTCATCCATAAGCATATTTCTATAATCTCTATCCATAGCATTAAAATGAGTTACATAGGTATACTCACTTATAACATTCTTATTTAATGCCCTTTTAGATATTAGTCCCTGAACATTGTATCGAATGTCCATTACTTTTAAAGATATATGATTATACTTTTCTTTTATATATTTTCTTATCAGAAAATTCAAAACCGTTTGGTCTCTACCTACTCCATAAGAAGTTTGAATAGAATTCAAGTTATTGTAATTTGCTAAAACATAATTTCCTATGTCTTTGTATAAATCTATTGAATTTCTATCTAAGACTATGAAACCTGAATTAAAGTACTCAAATGGTGAAACTATATCTAAATCACTAAACTGATGCTTATGGTATGCTTCTATGCTTCTCACTATCCAATCATAATCAGTATCATCTAAAGATACTCCAATCTCATTAGGTTTAATGCTATCGAAGAAATTAGGGCATTTAGGATTAACTATAGTATCATTATCTACTATAGCTATCTTATCAAATTCTATATCAGACTCTTGTAATACCTGTGTTGCAAATACTTTCATCCAATGAGGTTCTATACTAGGATTTGCATCTACATTATATTCTATAACTTCGATGTTGTATCTTCTCCCCCAAATTTTCCAAGAATCTATACAGTATTTTGAATATTTATTATTTCCTAAATTAACTATGTATATGTAATTCATAAACTTTTGTATAATTCGTTTTGTTTTTCTTGTCTATCAATACTTTTAGGATGGTATAAGCAATAAACTTTATCTAAAGGAAGCCTAGACACTGTAGACGCTCCTACGACAGTTTCATGAACTTTACCTTTCCATTGAATAGTATCTTTATTCCTATACAATCTTGCTTGATAATCAGGAAAATTTATGATAGGCTCTTTATACATTATACTTAATCTATCCTGTATCTCCTTTTCAGATATTACTAAATCAAAATGCTTAAGCATAAAAAAGTTATCATCAAATTTCTCTATTTCTCTATGGTTCTGTATTAAGTCATCACTGCTAATATTCCAATTCCACTTCCTAATATGTTCTATAGTAATTCCATCAACTGTATTTACTCTTGGAATGTATATTAAATCCAATGACTCAGGATTTGATTGGATAATATCCGTAATATTTTCAGCTAAATCTTTAGAAGGGTATTCATCGGCATCTAACTGAAATATCCAATCCTTTTCACATAGTGAATTTGCTACATTTTTATACCTAGCGAAATCTCCATCAAAAGATTCTCCATGGACTATAGTATCAGAATTTAATTCAACATACCTTTCGATAACCTCTAAAACTTCAGACGTTACTTGGTTAGTATCATATTGAATAACTACTTCATCTTCATCTTTAGGGAATATAGACTTAAGTAATCTATCTAATTCTTCATGTTCATTGCATACTGTAATTAAATAACTTATCATATTCTAGTTATTTAGACTTTCATAAGATATATTAACAAAATGTTTGAAAGCTTCAGTGAATTTATCCTTTGGGAAATTTACAGAATTTTCAAAATCAATATAATTCTCTAAATACTTTCCGATGTTGTTAGGGTCAGGATATTTCTTAGACTCATCTTCACTTAATTTTTTTATAGGAGTTACCTGCCACATAAATGTTGTACCATCAACGTCATCAGGAATTGGATATATAGATGACGTATCAGTGGCCTGCATACATGGAATCCAAACATTACGATTTCCGTCAACCACCCTAAAATTAAATGCTGTTTTAGCAATACTGCTTTCTAACTTGTTTAATGTTTCAGAACCATCAATAAGGAATGAATTTGTTGTATAACCTGAATCCATACATATTTTTGACGTAAGTCCCGTAGCATCGTCCTGTTCTACCAATACACTCAAATTATGTGTTATTGGAGATATTTCATCATAATTACTTTTCATAATTTATATTTTTAATTTTGGAAGATTCAAAACAATCTCTTCGGCTACCTTAATACTATCTAGTATGCCATATAATTTCTCAGACATTTTTTCAAATGTAAAATTTTTACTAGTATACTTTTTCTGATTTTCAGCCATTTTTTTATATTCTTTGTAATTATTTTCCAAAGACTGTAAAACTTTCATGGCATATACATAATTTACGGTAAACCACTTAGCTTCTTTCATAAACCATGCATTTTGTACAGATTTGTGTACGTCTGTCAAATCACCGGGCAAGAGGACACACATCTCGGTATTTAAAAAATCAACTTGACCTGACCAATTAGATGCTACCACAGGTTTACCTGACGTAGTAAATTCTAATAAAGGTCTTCCAAATCCCTCTCCCTTAGTAAACGAAATCATTGCTTTAATCTTAGAATAGTTGTATAGCTCATTCATTTCAGATTCTGTCAAATTACCATGAATTATATAAACCGATGGACAGTTTTTAATCTCCTTAGTAATATAATTAATCCTTGACTTCATCTCTTGTAAATCATGTACACTATAATTAGCACCACTTGTTTTAAGAATTAATGCAGGTCTTGTAGTAGATGGTTTATTCTTAAAGGTCTCACAGAATATTTTAATGAGCATCCCGACATCTTTCCTGTCTTGTCCCAAATCACCTTCCAACCAATGACCTACAAATAAATAACAATTAGACTCTTTAATAGGATTTAACATACTTCGCATCTTATCCGAAGTTACAGATACTGTTTTATATACTGAAGTATCCACTCCTTCAAATAATACTTCTAGTTTTAGAGAATCTTTTAACTTTACAGTATCTACTAATATGTCTGTATCTTTTTCATGCTTATCAAATATTGAATTTTTGAATACATCTATAGTATGATTACTCGTACCTATAACCATATCCATATTATTGCATCCCTCAATCCATTCAGGTTTACATAAATCTGTTTCAATACCCGCAGTAATTCCTATATTATATTTTCCTAATCTGATAAATTCATTCGGAATTGTTATCTGTATAAATATATCAGGGTTAGGTGTATCATTGTTAACTATATGTTTCTCAATAATCTTACCCTTTTCAGTATTGACATCTAAACCATCCCATGCTGTAGAGCCCCAATTTAAAGGATGTATCTCTAATTTGTATTTAGGATTTTTTATAATAGAGTATGCAATATCTCTTGAGTGGTCTCCGTATCCTGACCTTGTCATAATCGGAGCATACATTAAAACTGTTTTTACCATATTACCAAGTTATTCCTATGTTTTTAGATGAATTATCAATATGACTTACTACTTTTTCTACTGTAAAAGATTCTCTAGGTTTCCAATCAGATAATAGTCTATCTATATGCTTTACAAATCTATTTGACATTTCAATAGAAGACATCCCACTCTCTTTAGTTAGAGCCCATTCTCTACCCTTCTTCCCAAAATTTTTCCTATCATCCCTAGACATGTTATACCAATAGGCTATAGCATCTGCAACATCTTCGAATTTACATCTATCATCAAAAATATATGGAGTTACTACAGAGCCTTGTAAAGACCTATTGGACGGGAATACAGGTTTTACCCATTCACCATGATTCTTGTATGTACCTGCATGGTTAGATGATACATCCATATCAAAATCTATCCAATTACCATTCTCGTCTGAGAATCTACATTGGTCTTGTAAACCTCCTGTAACATTGTTTATAATAGGAGTACCTGCCATAATAGATTCAGCACCGCTAAGTCCAAATCCTTCGTTACTAGCAATATTTACAGTAACATCAGCTAAGTTATACATGAAATTTAGTTCTTTAACTCCTAATTTCTTATCTGAGAATATAACTTTGTAATCATTGCACAAGGTATTCTTGACTGCAATCAAATCCGTACCATTCTCATCTACAGGTTCAGTATGCATCAATAAACATACTCGTGAAGATTTATCTTTGGGTAGACTATCACAGAATTTTCGGTATGCTAATATTAAGTCTCCTGATTGTTTTCTTCTAATATTTCTATTATTCCAAAATATCAAAAAATCTACATTGTTGTTTACTCTAAATTCATCCTCAAAATTTTTGAACTCTGTAAAATCTTTGTGTCCATCTTCAATGGGATGATAATACTTTGAATTGATACCATGAGGTACAAATGCCGTATAAACTACTCTATTACTCATATAATTCTATAATATTTACATTGTTATTAATTAATACGTTTTTATGTATATTGTGTGATTGTTTACTAATTCCTAATACCATATCGCAAGAAGCATACGACATCCAATTATAATTTGGAAACGGAGTGTTATCCCAAATAGCGTAGTATATGATAGGACAATGAGACCTAACTTCATGTTCCATCTGATACAACCATTGCCAAAATCTTGGGTCTGTAAAATGGATTATAGCATCAGGCTTTATAGTTTTTATCAAGTATCTTAAGATGTGCGGGTCTCCGTATCCATTCCAAGGCATTACTTTAACATCTGCATGGTCTATACCTAACTCATTGTTAACATCGTCAGATACATCAATTATCTTCCCTATTTCAGGGTGTTCGATTGCTGCCCCTAATTGAAACCAATTATAATGTTCAGCAGTTCCGACAACAATTTCTCTACTCATAGTACCAATTCCTGAATGAAGTCTTAAGTCATCAGAAAGAAGCAGTATTGTTTTCTTCTCAGGTTTACTTTTTTTTAATTTTAATAATTCCATATATTATATAACAGTTTAAATTACTAAGGTAGGTTTATCAGTAGTACAGTTTTGTACATACTTTAGCAAATTATCTATAAAAACATCTTTCTTATTATTATTCTTTAAAATTATAATCATATCACAATCAAAATACAAATATTTATATCTTAAATTCATATTATCTACATCGTATCTTTTATTATGAAACATTCTCGGAAAATAACTATGTTCTGTGTAATTAAAATGATTTGGAATATACTCTATAAATCCATAGTTTAATTCTAAACTTAATGATTTTATATAACAGTCAGCACCTATTTGATTTCCTCCACCCAATATAACAAAATCGTGTTTAAAACTTTTTAATCCTATAAAAACATCTCTTATGTTAATATGGTTTTGATAGTTAATACAACTGACAATTCCTACTTTTATTGGAGAATCATTTGATTCTACTTTTCTTAGGGCATAGGTCTTCTCTATCTTTGAACTCACAATATTTGCAATTCTTGTTTCGGTCTCCTGATATAGCATGATAGGTTATGTTTTCTTTATATGAACCATCTTTTTCAAAAGAATTTTCGACAAAATCAGTCAAATTTTTTAAGGAGTTATTTACGTCATTTGCTGTTTCGGGTATAGAACACATTGCTATTCTACTAGTACCGTATTCCAACTTCCTCGTAACTATCATAAACTTAACATTTATGCTTTCATAAGGAACTCCATATTGTTTTGAGAAATAATATTTATAAAACAAAAGTTGAGATTGTTTTAATACATCATTTCTCATGTATTTATTCCAACCTTTAAAACTTGTTTTGATGTCAACCAAAACAATACTAGACGTTAATTTATCATATAATACTATATCTACATATGCTAACATGTTTACATCAAAGTCTAGTTCAGTAGCTTTCATATATAATGGAACTTCTACTCCTAATAAATCATATCTTTTTTTGTCATAATATGAATATATATTAGGTATAAGTTCGTCCATTATATTATTTCCATCTTCCCAAAAATCATTTAGTTCTTCAGGAGTTGTGAAATGTTCAATGCCTGATACATCTTTAGTATAGTTCTCAACCATAAAGGTTTTCAATCTATTCTTGTAATCATACGCTGTTGAAGTTGTTGAAGAATTGTTCATATACAATCCTAAATACTCTTGTAAAGTTTCATGAAATGAAGTACCAAACAAAGTGTGGATAGACGGGTCTCTAGTTCTAAGATTTTCTTTGTATGCTAATTCCCAACTTCTAGGACATTTAGCATACTTTGAATATTGTGAATAAGATATTCTACCAACACTTCCACTATCAACAGATGTTTTATACGACTCAACAATTCTAGTTTTTATCTCCTCTATATTCATTACTTTGTATTACCTTTTCTAAATATACAGCTGCGTCCATAAGTTCTTCTTGGAGATGTGTTAACCATTGTATAATGTTTAAATCATTCCTTTCCATAGTAACACCGTATTTATTTTTACCAATATCTGCTCTCTCTCTAATTTTAGTAATAACAGATTCTTCTATTTTACTCATTGCAAAATTTTTGGATTTGAAACTGATTCTTCTAACACTTCATAACAATCTGCACATCTCAATACTTGAATAGGTACTAATTGGTCGTTAGTGCTTCCTGTAGCAATTTTACTTATCTTCTTTAATAATATTACATTAGTAAAGAATATACCTTCACAAGACTTACATTTTATTGTAGGATGCTCAGTGATGTCTATGTTTACATTCATTTGTTTAGAATTTCCATCTAAACCTAAAATCTTTCCCATTGAATAATTTTTACAAATATACTAATAATTTTTGATAAATACCATTTTTTAAAAAAAATTAATGACCATCTAAAAAATTTGTAGCTATTTCGGGTGGAGCTTTCAATGTAACTCCATCTAGGGTAGTTGTATTTTCCATAATATACTTTACTATTGGAATAAACTCTTCTATCCTGTCTTGTTCAATCTCTACAATTAATTGGTCATGTATCTGAGCTATTACTTGTCCTTTAGAACCTCTCTTACTTAATTCTCTGTTTATGTGCAATGCTGCTCTGTTTACTATAGATGCAGCTAATGATTGTATTTGAAAATTTAAACTTGAGTTGTAAGCATTCTTTAAATCTCTATATAGTGATATAGCACGTTCTTCTCCCAATTTTTTTACTAATTTATCTCTATGGTCATAGTCTAATACTTTATCCCCATATTCATCGAACACTTTCTTCCCTCTCCATAGATGTCTTACTCTTCCTAACTTGTTACGTATCATTCCTGTACTTTCAAATTCTTTTTTTGAGGCTTGAATCCAATCAGCCACACCGGGGAATCCCTCCAAGTAAGCATCTCTAAGTTCCTCTCCCTCTGCTTTTTTAATATTCAAACTCTTAGCCAATGCAAATCCTGTCATACCATAAGCAATACCTAAAGCATATGCCTTAGCTTTCTGTCTCTTGTTAGCATCAATCTTTTTAAGAAAATTAGGAGCATTCTTATCAGCAGATACACCTTCTAACTTTTCAGTTCGTATAGCAACTGTACTATAGAAATCATGACCTTTATTGAATATTTCTTGCAAATTAACATCATTTGATATACTAGCAAATATATGGGGCTCTAATGATTCATAATCTGAATCTATAAACTTATACCCATCTCTAACCTTAAAAAATGCTCTTACCCTATTGTTGAATTCTAATACTATAGGGTCATCATCGCCCTCCTCTTTAGGTTTAGGTAACTGCTGTAAATCACTCCCATACCTTCCCGATACTGTACCATGCTGTTTAAAGTACGGGTAGAATATACCATTCTTATTCTTCTCTAACAATCTTTCTACATACGTTGAATATATCTTAACTAACTTATTGTAAACTCTAAGTTTAGTAGCCCATGTATATTTTGAACTTATGCTCTCTATAAAAATATCATTAAACTGTGACGTTCCTGAATCAGTTTTAGATATAGGTTTTAAACCTAAATAGTTAAAAGCTATTTCAGATAAATGCTTTTTAGATTGTATATTAATTAAATCTCCATTATTAGAATCTATCCATAATATTAAACTTATTTTAGATAGTTCTGATACATGAACTCCATGGTCACTGTTATGGTCTATTAAGAATCTTTTGTACGGAGAATCTTCCAACTTTTCTATTTCTTTCTTAAGCAATCTTACTTCTCCTTTAGCATCTAAAGATAAATTTAAATTAGCATTTTTAACTAACATTTTAGCAAAGACACCTCTATTTTTTGGTGGGAAGTTATTCACATATGATTGCTCAAATATCCAATCTTTTACTCCTTTAATAATTTTTAATTCAGATATTACTTCATTTTTCTTTTCATTTATTACATTCAACATTTCATCCTTTGTCTTATGTAGCAATTCTATATCTAATTGAATTCCACGTCTTTCCATTGGAATTGTAACTTCCTTATATACAGGCATTACTTCATCTTCGAAAAAAAACTTATCTAGTTTCTCCTCATGTAACTAACCATAAAAAAGATTAGCTACTCTAAGAGTTAAATCAGTATCTGCTGCTGCATATTTAGATAGTATGTCTAAATCTGCTTTATAGATTTGATATTTATTTTTGGTTGTTGAACCTCCATTCTTATGGATACTATCTTTCAATTCAATCTGCTCCTTATTTGCTTCATCTTCTATATTTAATCCTAGTTCTTGTTGATACATTTGAGCAATAGATTTCAATCCGAATGGAGTTCCAAAAGAAAATGCACCCTCTTCTTGTACTGTGTGAACTGCTAACATAGTATCCATCCATAATTCAGGAAGCAAATCTATTCCGTATTGATTATTTATTATTGAAGTATCAAAAGAAGCATTGTGCATTACAACTTTCTTTTTATCTTTCTTTATCTTTTCTAATATTAGTTTAAGTATATCCTTAGAAGGTATACTATCTATATAACATTCCTTTAAACTATCAGATTCAGAGTCATATACTTGAGTAGGTATGTAATATCCATTACCTATTTTAGTTGAAAATGATGCCCCTATTATAGAATCGGTATGAACATCTATACCTGTAGTTTCTGTATCGACAGCTACTATATTAGTTGCTTCTATAGAATCAAATAATTCTAAAAATTCACCTCTAGTAAATACAGTTTTATATATTTTGTCCATATGCTTTTTTTATAACTAATCAAAACTCACCATATAAATCATATTTCTTTGGTTTTGGTTTCTCAATCTCCACATAATTTTCATAAATTGCATATAATTTTCCTTTTAGTGGTGATAACTTATAATCTCCACTAAAGTTAGTAGCTCTCATATACTCGCTAAGAGTCTCTACAAGACCTTCTATTACATCATCTGATGTTGAGTTATGTTTAGGGTCGATGAGAGTCCACCTATCGCCAGGTGGAACTCTATTAGCTATCAGCATATCTTCTTCCCTCAGTTCCTTATCTTTTTTACTCACAACTTTTGCAATCTAATATGTTTCGAGAAAATTCCTGTGCTGAACTCTTACTATATTGATAATACAAAGTTTTAACACCCTCCTCATGCGCATACATATATAACATATTTATATCCTTAGCAGATACCGATGGGTCTATCGAGAGATTTAAACTCTGTGCTTGGTCAATATACTTCTGTCTCTGAGCAGCTTGTAATACAATTTCTTTAGGACTTATCTCTGAAAATGTTCTAAAAACTTCTTTAGTTGGAAAATCTAGATGTTGGACAGAACCATCCTTCTTCATAATGCTATCCCAAATCTCATCAGTATCTAAACCATATTTTTGTAATTCTTTTTCTAAATATGGATTCTTATATACTGTTTTTATCTTCGCTAAATCATTTACAAAATAATTTGATTTATAAGGTTGTATACTCATAGATACCTGACCTAATATGAAACTTGTTGACTTAGTAGGAGCTACAGCAATCAAAGTTGTATTAGCATATTTATCTCTAATACATTTATATTTCTGAGGGTTGCTCTCGTACAACTCCATTGATGCATTATCACATTTTTCTTTTAATCTCTTAAATATAGCATGATTAATCTGTTTAGCTGCTAATGATTCAAATGCTACTAACTTAGATTGTAATAATGAATGGTATCCTAAAACACCTACCCCGATAGCTCTATGATTCTTAGCGAAATTATGAGCTCTTCTCATACCATCTAAATTCTCAGATTTTTGTATGAATTCATTTATAACAGCATTCAAGAATTGTACGTACACTTCTATAGCATCTGTATTTACAATTTCCTCCCAATGTAGCAAATTTATAGAACCTATGCAACATACAAATGATTCTTCTGAATTAGATGGAAGTTGAATTTCGGAACACAAATTACTTGCTACTATCTCTGTAGAATACTTATGTTTAATGTTAGCATACGGACTGTTTCTATTGGAAGTATCTCTGAACATTATGTAAGGGTATCCTAGCTCTACTCTTCTTTGGATTATCTTCGCCCAAACTTTTCTCTTATCTGAATCTCCATTCTTCATCTCCTCCATCCAAGAATCTCCGATAGTAACTCCATACTGTAAATTTTGAATAGGATTGCCCTCAGTTGCAATATCTAGGAAATCTAATATGTCTTTATGTTCTACAGGTAGATATACTGCACATGCGCCTCTACGAGCCTCTGATTGTTTACAGACATCTACAGCAGTATCATATAGTTTTGAGTAATGGACAGGCCCGTCAGCCCTCCCGCCTGTTCTTATGTCAGAACCTCTTGGTCTAATATTTCCTAGATATGCCGAAGTTCCTCCCCCATACTTAGACATCATGCCAATCTCTGTTGAACTTTCAAGCATACTAAACAAACTGTCATCCACATAAGAACCATAACATGATATGGGTAATCCTTTATCTTTTGCAAAGTTAATCCATACAGGAGTCGATAAACTATAGAAACCTTTAGACATGTAGTTTTCAAACTTATTAGCAAATCCTTCTATTTGGAGTATGCTTTCAGCTGCTATTGCAATTTCTCTCACTCTCTCTTCAGCAGACTCTGATATATAACCTCTTGACAGGAATGTTCTCGAATCTTCGTTAAGCCAATAATAATCTTTATAATTCATTTTTTTTAGTTGTTTGGTTTAAAATAAATCGTCTTCAGTTATAGATTTTGTTTTTTTGGAATAATCTATTTGTCTTTTGTAAAAGAAGTCACCTTCCTTTGTTGACGTAATCTCTAAATCAAACCAATGAACACTCTTCAATAAATCTTTATCAACCTCAAATATACTATCCATTTGAATTCTATTCAAAGAATTATTAAATCTATTCATTATAAAATGTTTAATAGTTTCCTTTGGTAAGAAATCTAACTCTCCATCTTCAAAAATCCAATCTAATATTTTACATTCAGATTTGTATGCCTTTTGACATGCAGAGTATATCAAACTATTGAATTCATCATCAAACCATTCAGGATTCTCTTCCTTAACTATATTTATAATTTCAGCACCAAAGTTTCCATGAATATCCTCTTCCTTAGATGTAGCTTCTACAACATTTGAAATTCCTTTAAATATATTCCTCTCTTTATTGAAAGACATCATTATCAGAAATTGTGAAAATAATGATACATGCTCTATGAACAGTGAAAATAATAATACAGATTTAGTATACATTTTATCATCTCTACTACGAGTACCATCTAAGTATTTTGAAAGGTAAGCTATCCTATCTCTTATAGCAGGGATTTCAACGACAGTTCTAAACTCATCTTCTAATCCTAGTATTCTAAGTAGTCTTGCATATGCATCTTTATGACGAACTTCACTCTCGGCAAATGTCATACCAACATCACCAATTTCCGTTATGGGCATTCTCTTATACATGTCAGCCCAAAAAGTTTTTACATTAACCTCTATTTGAGATATAGCTAACATAGTTTTCTTAATGATACTTCTCTCAACATCAGATATGTTAACTTTGTAATCATTTATATCTGTAGTGAAATTGTATTCTGTATCAATCCAATACGAATGTCTAATAGCATCTTTGTATTTTAATAAAGATGGATATTCATATGGAAGAATATTTACTCTTCTCTCAAATATGTTTTTCTTTTTCATGATAATGTTTATTCTTGTTATGATTTCAAGCAACTATAAATATTATATATTCACTAAGAATTTTTGAATTCTGCAAACATATTGTAAAAAGATTCTCTTTCTTCAGCTCTTTTCGAACTATCTAAAGATGATACGTCTTTTTTAATTTTCATAGCATCTCCCGAATTTTCTCTGAATATTTCTATATTACCATTAGAAGCATCAAACTTTGTCGGAAATGTTACACCATCTGCTCCAAATCTATTTTTAATAACATGAAATCTTCCAATACCTAATACTTTATCTTCAGCTCTTCGTGATAATGACATTATAAAATCACCAATAGCTATCTTACTATAATCTTCAGATATTTTATCTGCTTCTATAATTTCTGAATCTAGGCTTGACCTATTTGTTTGAGAAGCTGTCCATATAGGACAGTTATATTCCGCTGATAAACTTCTAAGTCCCTCATAAATTTGCTTTAATTCAAATCTCAACTCTTTATTATGACCTTTTAATAAATCAGCATAATCTACTATTATCAAATCAGGTGTATTTGATTGTCCTATGCATCTATCGATATGAGATTTCATAGTTAATATCGAAGCAGTTTTTGCAGCAAACTGTTCTACTATTAAAGTTCCTTTTAAATTTTTTACCTTATCCTCAACTTTATCCTTATGTAGTAATAAATTTGAATTGTTTAGCCCTGTGATAATACTGTCATATCTCCTTGCAGTATATATTTTATTTAACTCTAATGTATAATGTACTACGGTCTTTCCTGCAATTAATGCATTAGCACCTAAAGCTGATAGTACCCATGATTTTCCTGCTCCCGCGGGTGCTATTATTATTCCTAATTCTCCGGGTGCTAAACCACCTTGAAGTAAATCATCAATACATTCCCAACCTGTAGTAACTGTATTTCTAAAATTTTCACTATATCTTTCTTCAAATTGGTCTTTGTATATATGACCTATGTCTCTTGTGTAACCTGATTTTAATGCCGCATCTAATGTAGATTTTACTCCATCATAATCCGAAGCATTCAGTAACTCTACACATTCTAATATTGCTCTTTTAATTTCTTGATTTCTACAAAAATCTACAGATTGTTCTTGTACATATTTCAAATCATTCGAATTAGCATACATTTCAGCCCTCCTAAAATACTCTTGTATCTCTTGCTTGAGTAGACTTTGAGTATCAGGCAACTTAGCTAATTCAGTACTGAACACAGTAATTGATGGGGATTGTCCATATTTAAAATAATAATCTAGTGTACTTTTTATAATCCACTGAGATGCATTACTAAAAAAATAAGTTGGCTTTAATATATCCGAAATTTGAGTTAGGAATGCAGTATTATCAATTAACGATACAATTAATTTGTATTCGAAATCTTTACCGTAACTACTTATGATGTTTGTCATTTCTTTAAGTTTTTTAAATAATTTTTCCAAAATAAAAAATCATGTTCATTTTTACATAATTCTATATGGAAAAAAATGGTTTGTAACTTCTGTACTTCTAATTCAGGTAAGTCTCTCTTTGAAATTGCTAATATATTAGATTGTATATCCCCTGACATATTGGGTGTTAGCAATTGCATAAGTTCGTAATTCCTATAGGCAATCTCACTCTGATTTACTATATTTTCGAATATCTTTGCTTTAGGATTCGCACTGTACTGTATCTTACTTTGCTCTACTATATCATCTATAGTTATGTGTTTGTCTGTTGTATTTAAATTGAAATGCTTATTCAATCCTACTTCTCCAACTTGCTTTACACCTGCTATGTTATCAGTTCTGTCACCCACAAAACATCTATATGTTAAGTAATTTAATGGAGTGTAACCATATAATGATACAGTAGATTCTTCCGATATTAATAGTTTCTTCTCATGCGAATATACAAAAGTTTTCTCATCTATTAACTGCAAATAATCTCTGTCAGAACTCATAATAATTTTGGAAGATTCCTTACTAAGAACCTGTTTACATAGATATGCTATCACATCATCAGCCTCCACACAATCTATTATAATTGTTTTAACAGGCATTATTGATAGAGAATTAACTAATAAATTTAACTGCATTCTTTTAGATTCATTCTCATTTAGAATTCCTCTAGTATCAGCAAATCTATTGAAACTACCCGCACTTAATACTTTTTGCTTGTATTCTTTATGCAAATGTCTTCTTCTAACACTTCCACCTTTTCCATCAAATACTACATATATAGACGTTGGAGAATAGTCTACTATTGCTTTATATATAGTTCTGAAAAATCCTAGTATTCCACCAACATGGTCTCCTTCATAGTTTAATGTAGGGACAGCTTGAAAATTTCTAATAAAAACATTCAAGCCGTCCACAATCAAAATCTTATCCTCTACTACATTTTCTGAGGATTGACTCTCCTTAAACTTTTTAAATTCCTCAAATGAATCAGTAATCATCTTCGTTATCCTCTTCAATTATTATAGTGTCGGTATCCAAAGCTTCATTTATATTATACTTGAATATCATTTCATCACATAAATGATTATAAACAATTTCCTTATATTTTGGATTTGATATAATCTTATCGTAAAATTGCTTAGATTGAAATTTAATCTCTTCAAGTACCTCTCCTGTTTCTTTATCTACAACCCTGTAAGTATACCATGCACCGTTTAAATCAACTATCTTTCTATTAGACATCTCATCCAACCATGAACCGTAGTTGTCCATACCTGAATTATAATAGATTTTATAGCTAATACTTCTATTGGCAGGCCCTAATCTGTTCTTCTTCACATGAGCAACAGACTCTACTCCGATATGATGTTTCTTACCATTCTTTTCTACAGATACTTTTTTACCTGCTTCTAGTCTTAGTCTAACAGATGAGTGGAATGGTATACCTTTTCCTCCTGAAGTAGTATATATGTCACCACCCAATGCTCCCAATCTTACTCTAAGTTGATTAGTAATTATAAGACATACTTTGTGTCTGCCTATATAATTTGTAATCTTTCTCATTGCTTGAGATATGATTATGGACTTACTAGTATTCCAACCCTGTTTATCAAATCCAATAGCTTTTTCTGCTTTGGTAGTTGCTCCCATTATGGAATCAATAACAATAGTAAGTAGTATGTCAGGATTTTTTTTCCTGATTTCGATAATCATTTGTTCTATCGTATCAAATATATCTTCTACAGTATACATTGATAAATACAACATCTTAGACACATTGACACCTATAGCTTTCATGAATTCCTCACTTGCCGCATTCTCAGTATCTATATAAACAGCTATTCCACCTTTTTCTTGGGTTGATTTCATTGCATGACAAGCCAATAATGATTTACCTGATGCCTCCATTCCCGAAATTTCGGTGATTCTCCCTACAGGAAAACCACCGTTTTTTCTATTTGAAATAGCAATGTCTAACATATCATTCCCTGAGGATACCCAATCTGATATATCAGATGGATTCGAATCTGAACCGTCTAAGAAATAGGCAACCTTATCAGTAGATTTTTTAAATATACCGTTTACATAGTCAGCTAAATCTTCCTCTATCGAGTTATGATTTTTTTTAGACATTATTTAGTTATTTGGAATTAAGTAACCTTTCGAATTCTAGCATAGCGTTTGACACTTGAGGAGACTCAACAGTCATCGGATTGCTTGAGAAAGCATTTGATGAATTTGATGATTCAACAGTTGGTGACGGGATGCCTAATGATTGGGAAGTTCCACCACTATTATTAGGAGTAAAAGTTGGTGCAATATTACCTGCCATATGATTACCTATTGCCTTATCTACAAAATCTGTATTAGGCTTTGGATATAGATAATTTTCCAATACTTTAATCAACTCCTCTTTCGTTGGTGCTTTAAAAATATCTTCCAATTTTGGCACTTCAGATAGTGCTTTAGCACCTACTTCATTATCAGAAAACGCAGCGGTCTTATTAGGCTTAATCATAATTGAAGTACTAGGATATCCATCTCCTTGCTTCTTATGGTACTCAACATAGATGTCGTTACCATTTGTCAAGTCTGATATATCTCCGTAGTCTCCACTGTTTAAAAATTTGGCTAAAGTTGCATAAACAGCTTCCGTAAAACCATAAAATCTAACTCCCTTGCTTTCTTCCCCTCTTACCAAAATTGGAGCATATACTCTCAATTTAGGTTCTAACTTCTTCCCTCTTATCCAAGAATCTTTGTTTCCCTCTGCTTGTAGTTTCTTAGCCCACTGCATAATTGGGTCATCCATTCCGTAAGTCACAGGTGAGACAATAGGTTTTTCTGATAAACCGTAATGGAAGTAAATTCTTCTTAGTGAATCTGATGAGTCGTGTGGGTAGGGGACGATTCTAATGATGTGTTCCTTTTCAGGTTTCCAAAATAAATCATCATTCTTTGCTGAATCTTTTGACGTTTTTTTATTCAAGCGATTAATATCATCTTGAATAGCTGAGAAATTAATTGGCATAACTTAAAAATTTTGTTTAAAATTAAAGATATATTGATTTTTTAAAATCCAAATTTACAAAAACTAATCTCTCTTCAAAATATGCTTCTGAAGTAGACTGTTCGTCAGCAGGAAATCTCTTCACTATAAGAAGTACATCCCTATAGTTTTCCCAATCTATTTGATAACTCTTATCTAAAATTCCATTGTTCAATACCTTGATTAATGAATTTAATGCATTAATGGTGTATAAGGTATTTGTGTGTTTCTTCTTATTTATTGATATAGTGTTCTTAGCCAAACCATCTCTTAAATTGTCTTCAGTATTATAAACTAATACCGAGCTATGTGGATTGTCTCTGTCTGTGTACATATAAAACTTATTGTTATATATTTTATAATACGTTGATAAGTAATCAACAGTTAGACTCAGCGAATCATTAGAAGTAAATGTACATAAAAATTGTCCTTTCATAATAAATCTTTTTGGTTAGCATACGATGCTAAATAGCTCCATATCTTTGTAGTTTTGTCCTTTTTTTACCTTGCTATTAATTAATATTTTTTTTACATCTTTTAATAAATCATAACCATCTTCTACGTTATAATCTATTAATATTGAATCATAGGTGTATAATATCATCTTAGATTTTTTGTTGTCTAACAAGGTATTCACTCCATGTATAAATAGCATAGAAAGTTCAGTTTCTATCATTTGTATATAATAACTGAATAGTTTTGATTTATTCATTTCATCACTTACTGAAAGTTTTCTTTGAGTTATAGGGCTTTCTATATATCCTATAGTTTGGTACTGCTCCCAAATTTTTTCTTTAAGTGAATATACTTTATTAAAAAAATCTACATTATACCTATCACATAAGTCTTTATCATCTTTATATAGTAAAGTAAAACTTATCTTCTTACTATCCTCATATTGAGATTCTGTAATAGTATCCGTATTAAAATACATTTTTGCAAAATGTGTGTGTAATGATTCTATATCTGAAAAATCATAGTTTAATAACTTTCCAATAATCCTAATGTGATAGGAGTCAAAATCATACTCAACTAGATACCCACTATCAAATCTACTTATAAAATTCAATCTACTATCATCTTTTTTATTTATAGCTGAATAGTTAACTCCATCATATACATTAGATGGTCTACCTGTTTTAGTATGAATATTATAGAGAACTTTTATAAAGTTATTGGAATATTTTCTATTAAAATTAGAGTTGAAAGAATCTAATTCTACATACATACAATTTTTTTCTATAATTTCTATAGAGGGATAAACTACATTTGTATAAAATTCAGATGCCTTAGATATGTCTAAGCAATTTTTACAATCTAAAATAGTATGTATAAGTTTCTCAGACATTGCTACATATACATAATATGGAACATATCTATAGTAATCCAACCTCCTGTAATGTTTTAGATATTTCTTGAAATTTATAACATCTAAATCTACAGATTCACCACCCAACCAAGCTTGAGTCTCTAAATCATAAGATATTATAGATTTATAATGAGTATCGAATAATCTCTTATTCACTACAACAGAGTTCGTACTAATTTTAGGTAATTCCACATTTTCCACGTCTGTCAAATCTATAGGATAATGTCTTATGGACTTATCAAAGTCATCATATATAGACATGAATCCTATCTTAGAGTCAAGATAGTGACCATACTTGCTTGGAATGCATATAACTATATTCATATCTTGTAACTTCTTTATGCAAATATACTGTATTATTTTAAAATTTTTGAAATTTACTTATAAAATTCCAAACTATTTTTTAAAAAATTATCTAATCCTTTGAAATCTTTCAAGTTATCTCTTATTTGTCTTAAATTAAAATTTTGAACATACCTTGAATTACCTGAAATCATCCATTGAAAACTTACTGAATTATATATATTTAAATCTATTCCACTTTTTTTTGAATTAGATTTTATATTACTGAATTGTTCAGAGTCTATTTCTACTATAGTATTCAATGGTGAATTTCTTTTTTGCACAAAATACCTTGTTACTATGCCTACTGAATACTCCAAATCAGTTGGCTTTATTTTTATAGGTACAGGTGCTTCGTAACCTCCCTTAGTTATATTTCTAAGTCTAATTGTTTCTGTATTAAACGTATGTCTAGGAATTAATATTTTAGTATTAACCTTCATATCGTCATATATATATGCAATGTTATTTTCAGGATTTATATAATATTGTCCAACATACTCTAAACCATTCATAGTATAATATTCTAAACCTTTGGTATGTTTTACTTCTCTCATACTTATTATATGTTTAAATATGGACATGCCCTCGTGCTAATAGATGTTGTCCAAACTCCTGTAGCATCTATTTTATCTTCAACATCCATTACAACAAACCCAATACCGTTGCTAGGTCTTGCAAAATCAGGTAAATTTGTTGACGTGAATACATTACCCGCTATGATAGGATATGTCCCTTCCATTTCTATTTTCATTTCTAAATCAAAATATTCCATAAAACTAAATTTATTATCAGTACTCGTACCTCGAATAACTTCTATAGCATTATGTATTTTTTTAAATTCAGCCAATGATGAACATGCATCTGCTATAGTATCTTCACTGAAATCTTTTTTAGCCATTCTAGCATATACTCCTATTTTTTCATCTGTTGAAGTTAGTTTTTTTATAATTGATTTGTATTCCTTATCTACATTGTCAGGATACTCGGTGTCTTCTGATATTTTACCTGAAGTGCCTGAACCTTCTCGTATGCCCGTTACTAATGCTAAATCAACTAAATCTGTTGGTAATTTACCTTCAACAACTAGTGATAAAGAATTTCCATCACCTTTTATAGGGTCTAACTCAAATAATGGATGCGGAGCACCACTAACTGCTAAAGCATCTGTAATAATTAATTCTTGTAATTGAAATTTATCGTCTATTTTAGTAGGGTCAGGTAATCTAAATGATAGATTAACAAAATTACCTGAACATCTTGATATTCTCGAAAAAATAGTTTCAAAGAATTCTTTAATGCTATATGTAACATCTGAGATTCTATCTGTTTTATTTGCTTTGTTCTTGGTAGATTCTTCTCTAGCAGTATTTAATTCTTGAAATTTTAGGTGTAATTCATCTACTACAAATCTTCTACTTATTAATATGTATCTATGAGCAATACGGTCTCCTAAGAAACAATTAGACTTAAAGAATGAGCCTCCTACTTCAAAATCTTTTCCGTTTCCTGCATTATTTTTATAATTTCCTGAACCTCTCCCCAAAAATAATACGGACGTAGGGTCTCCTGACCTAAATTTATTACCTAGCTTATTCGCAGGAACTGAGGAGTATGGATTCTCTTTTTCAAATCCAATTCTAAATTTAAATTTATTTCCACACTTATCATTAGTTGCCTTAATTATAGTTTTATTTATTAAATCTACAAGATATTGTAAGGATATATATTCGTGAGCATCACTGCCTATACCTGTTCTCTCTTCTTTGCTGTTCATGAATGAGGATATGAATGCCATGAAGGCATTACTGCCGGGAAAATATTCGTATATCTTTCCAACAGGATTTCCTCCTGCCATTCCTACTGATTTAGGTTCGTACCCATCACTGAACTGAGATGTTCTCTTTGAACCGCCTTCCTGTAAGTCATACATTATCTTAGTAATTAGGCTAGAAACATTTTCAGTACCTGAGAATGCTAAACTACCATACTTAAATACTTGATTAGGAAATACATAAGATACATCACATGATAGTACGTCAAGATTTGCTATAGCAGATGCAGGGCCAATCGCATTGAATCTACATATATATGTATTTAATTCTGTATTCGAATAACCTCCCGCTATTACATACGCTCCCTCTATTTTATTGGATACTCTACCTCTACCTCCATAATCAGAACCATTACCCCATTCTATCGTTATCGGATTCCTATCCTTCTCTCTTCGTAAATATGCCCTTGAATAAGTAACAAATTCATCAAAAGAAAATACCTCGAATTCAACATCTATCTCTAATGTTAAATTCATTTTTTCAGCTTTTCCTGTAACTCTCTTTATACTTAAACTTTTTAGCATAGCCTTTACAGGTCTATTAGTATCTTGATGGTCATAGCTTTGTTCATACCCCCCTAAATTAGATTGAAGAGACGGATACTTAGTGTTTGGCATTGATATTCTAGCCCACGCAGGTAATCTACGTTTATAATCACCACTAAGGTCTTCAGCTCCATTTCGCATATCATAATGTAACTTTTTCCGAGTTGACATTATACTATATGTAGTATCATCAAATTTTTGCCTAAGTAAGTCCATTTTCTATTAATTTTTGAATTTCTAACTCATCTATAGGATATGGAATACGAAGTCTACGTCCTGACGGAACTGTAAAACTACCTTTACCTAAATCATTTGCTCTTGCTATAACCCACCATAATGTTTGGTCTTTGTAAAATTCAAATGCTAATAAATCCAATCTATCTGATTTCCTAGAATATATATATAAATCGCTTTGTCTAAATGGTATGGATGGATAAAATGTAGAACTATATCTTTCATTCTCAGTAGACTTATCCTTAATTTCCGATGCTAGTTTTCTATACCTGTTCATTAGTATTATGTTCTATTGCTGAATATATTTTCCGCTGCTGATGGCATTTTTTTACCTATCCATCTTAGAGTCATATTAACAGTTGTTAATACAGGTAAATTATCTATCCAACTTGTTTTATCATTTTCCCATTGGTAATCTAAAGAGTTTATATATCCAATTTCATTAATATATATATCTCCAATTGTAAAATTTACAAAGTTACCTTGAAATCCTTTATTGCCTTCGAAATAATTAGGTAGTGTACCTTTTGCTAAATCATCTAATTTATTAAACATTGATTGAGTATCTGACCTACCTCCTTCTGCAACCACGGTAAAATTTAAATCTACGTCCTTTGCAAATGAAGCTAGTAATACTTTTGAGTCAGCTCTGCCAATTTCTGTAAAATCTTGCCAATTAGGTGCAAACCTAGAAGATATAGTATTTAGATATGCAGGAAAAGTAACTGTTAATTGTAATGGTATAATTTTAAATATTAATTGAGTAAATCTTGGTTTGAAAGATTTAGGACTATTTACAGGACTAGATGATATACTTCTTGATTTTGCCATTTATATAGTTTTTTTAAGTTTTGATTTCAATTTACTTACCGTACCATCATCAAACTCAATAACTAACTGTGGAGACATGGATATATACTGTTGCATTACATTTAGTAATCTATCTAATTTATAATTAATATTTGTACTTTGAGATGTTGTATTGCTATCTTTATATGTAGGATTGGTTTCTGTATCAACATTCGATGTATTCTTTGTTTTTATAGGATTAGAATTTATTTTTGTATCTACAGTTGCGTTGGATTTTACTGAAACATCTCCCAAAGTTTTTACATTTGTAGATATTTTAGACATATCTACAGATTGTAATGCCTTGAAACTATTAGCTAAAGATAATATAGAATCTGATAGTTGTGAGATAGGGTCAGAATATTGTAATACTTTGTCTCCAAAATATCCAAAAGATAATGCAAATGCTGCAAATCCAATGGATGCTGCCATTAATCCTAAACTTGCTATAACAGCAGATGCACTGAATAGTACTAATGCAGGGCCTAACAATCCTATAGCAAGTACTCTTTCCATACTCATCGATTCTAAAGAACTTGCAAATGCTTGTATAGCAGGTGCTGCTAAACTTAATGCATATCCTAATGCTACGGCTGTTCCCACAAGTAATGCTAATCCTAATAGTGCCATAGGGTTAGCCATTGCAGCCCCGAATGTATTTAATGCTACACCTAATAATGTTAAACCTGTTGCTGCCAATGGAGCAGCTAAACCTAATGCTGCCATACCTATTGCAGCAGGTATAGCAGCTATGAATCCAACAGATGCTAATACTAATGCTACAGAACCTAACAGAACTTTACTTGTACCCATAGACCTAAGTCCTGATGCAATACCTTGCAAAGTTTTCTTTAATGCATCACCGTCAACCAATGACATTGCCTTTATACCTACCACAGCAGGTATAGCAGCTATAAATCCCACAGATGCACTTATAAGTGATAGTGAACCTAATGCCACTTTGCCTGAACCCATAGACCTAAGTCCTGATGCTACTCCTTGTAAAGTTTTCTTAAATGCTTCTCCATCAACTAATGATAATGCTTTCATACCTATTATAGCAGGTGTCATTGCTATAAACCCAACAGATGTCGGAATGAGATTAACTGCTCCTAGCAAGACTTTTCCCTTCCCCATGTATCCAAGTCCTGCTGCTAAATTCTTTAGGAAATCTTTTATATTTTGACCTGACTTAGGTTTAATCTTATCTGCTGTTTGTGAGGAATCTTGAATACCTTCATTCAACTTATCTTTAACATTTCCTTCAACAGTTGGTGGTGTGGGAGCTTGTCCCCCTACAGTTGGTGTAACACCTGCTTTACTACCTCCGAATGCTCCTCTCACTTTATCAAAAATACCTTTAACTTTTGCGGGTATACTTTTTAAGGTATCCATATTAAATAGATTCTTAAACATACTTGTTATATTTCCAAAATTTAGTTTGCTTAATTTGGAAAATGCAAGGTATACCATTCCTACGCCACTTGCTATACCTATTAAATTTTTTGCAAAACTCCAAAATCCATCACTAAAAGCATCTATAAACTTCTTGACAGCTCCCGTTAAACCATCATCTATTATATCATTTATGAATTGTAATGGCATTAGTAAACCCTCAATAATATATCCAACACCTTGAAATGCCAATCCAACTCCTTTTATAATCAATGCCATCACAGATATTATATTTGATGCAGTTTCTAACACAGGAACTAATGCTTCAACTAAAGGTAATACAGCTATTATAAGTGCATTTTTAATTTTGCTTAATGCTACATCAAATCTTTCAGCTTGTTGAGCTTTTGATATTTCAGACTTTAATTGTCCTGCACTCATCTTCTCTACACCATCCAAAGTTTTTAAATGGTCTAAAGCATACTTCTGTTCCTCTTCCGATAATCCTGTTAACTTCTCTCGTATGTATAAACTCTTCTGCAATTCACCAACCTCCATACCAAATGCTTTTGCTAAAAGCATTCTTTGAGGTACTGAAGCTTTTTGAAACTCAGCATAAGTACCCGATTGCTTAGAGATTTCTTGCATCATCTTCACGGTATCACCTTGAAGAGCATAGTTCCTTGCAGCACTCACATCTATCAATTTACCCATGGCAACAGATGCTTCCATCTGTGCTGTTAAACTTCCTTGAACATCGAATAAATGGTCTTGAGTTTTTGCTGCTTGTGATAGACTATATCCTAATTTACGAACCTCTATAGCTGCTTTTGCTGCTTCGATTGGCATTCCTGCGAAATTTGTTGCGAGATATTCGGAATTATCTACTAGGTCTTTTGCAATCACGCCGGGTGCGAGTTTATTTGCCTTAGCCAAATTACCCACAGCAACTTGCATATTTCCCGCAATACTTTCATCAGCACCCAACTCCATAAAAGTACCCTGCAATTGAGAAGCAGTTTCAGCGGCATATCCAAATACCTTAGCAGCATCTGATATCTGAACTAATGTAGTGTCAGTTAACTGTGAAAATCTTCCATATTGTTGTATATATGCTGTTTGAACAGCAATTATATCTTCTAATGTAGATAGTTGATTATGGAAAGCAGTTTGTGCAGATAGTGCATTCTTATATAAATCGTATGCCTGTACAGATGCTAACCCTGTTTGAGCTTGTATACCTTTTGTTATCTCATTTATTGAACTCAGTAAACCATGGACTGCTTTAAATGCAAATACCATTCCACCGATTATAGGGCCCATCATACCGATATGACCTCTCATAACTTTCATACCCGCTGCTAAAGCTTTTATAGGGTCTTTAGTTTCTATAAAAGTATCTCTAATAGCTTTACCCGCATCTATAGAAATATCTTTAGCTTGTAAGAATGCTTTTGATATGTTACCTCCTATGAAAGGAATCAGATTAGCTATAGCAGCATACTTAGTATACGATGAATCAACGCTCCTTACATAATCTTCATATGCATCATTTATCTCTCTTCTAACCCCTAACTCAGATTTTAAAGCATTTGTTGATTTTTTCTTATTTGCTATTTCTTTAGCGGCTAACTCTGATAAATCACTACTAAGACTATTTATTTCTTCATTAATTATTTTTACATTAGCCGTGTCTTTAGCGTCTATAAATGCTTTTCTATCATTCTTTAACTCATTAAGTTTTTTACTTATTGATGAAACTCCTTCGTCAAATTCTACCCCACTTTTTACTAAGGCATCAAAAACACCTGAATCAACTAATAATTTAGACTCTTTAATATCAATAAGTGATTGAGCTTTATCTAGTAATCTAACTCTTTCTCTTAATATTTGTATACTCAAATCTAAGTTATCAGCATTTTTAGATACTAATCCTATACTAGCTTGGTCTAAATTATTTATCTTATCTTTTATCGTAGCAAACTTATCTAAACTATTCAGTTGTTCATTAAGCTTTTTTTGTAATATATCATATAAAGATTTACTTTCCTCTAACTGCTCATTGGTTTCCTCCAATAAATCCCTTAGTTTTTCTACGGTATTCTTATAATCCTCACCACTTACTTCTAAATTATTTAGTATCTTTTGTAATTCCTTATACTTCTTCAATACATCAGCAACAGAACGTAATTGAGCTGATGTTAATTTAGTATTTTCTTTAAAAAATTGCTTTAGTCTAGTTTGGAGTTGTTCAGTATCAGAAGCTAAATTCTTAGCCTCTTCTCTCGCTGCTTTTCCTAAATCTTCTAAATCTTTTAAAGGATTTTTGTTCTGTTTAGCCATTACTTAACATTAGGATTTTTCTTCTTTAATCTCCTTATCTCATCTTTGTAACGCTGTTCATTGAACTTTATATCATGTATCAACTCTTGTATTTCAGGGTCTTTACTTGCTGTATACATTCTCTGTAACATCTTCACTTGTTTACCAAATGAGAATAATGCTAGTATACCCGCTAAAAACCCCTCTTCCAAAACTTTTGAATTATGCTTGTTCATACAAATATTTTACTATAAATATAATATGAATACTATATTTAACAAATATTGCTAAATAATACTATCTTCTTTTACTTTGCTTAGGATTTTCTTCTTTTACATACCTCTGTATCTCATCTATGTAAATACGTCTTACATAGACAGGAAGATTATACACTTCAGTAAATGATAATGAACCTTTGCTGTTGTAACTTATGTTTAGAAGTTGTTTATAAACATCTAGTTTATGACTTAATGTCAGGCCAAAAAAACTGTACCCCGATGGGAGCATTAATGCGAAAGGTCTCCCCTGTTTCTTTATCTGCCACCTCCACTGACAGATTTATACCGGGCTGAACTTCTTCAATATATTTTCTCAAAGCTCTCGCATCAGATGCTAATATGTTTTTATCCACAAAATCTCTAACATACTTAGCATCATAATTACCATCTACTGATAATATATAATGTTTCAATTGTGTTGAAGATATTTTTGATAGTCCGTTAAATATTTTTTTATTCTTTTCTATGTCTTCTTGCAACTTTTTTTGGTCAAGTTGTTTCAACATCTTAAAGGTGATATTAACCTTAGATGATGGAA